CTTGATTATCTTTAATGGCTTGTTTAATTGGATCAAAATATGAAGCAAATTCTTGTAATCTAGGAACCACTTGATTAATAATGAGGTCAACAAATTTTTCAACAAATGGCAATAATCGGTAACCGATTTCCTCTTGCGCCTCAGCAAAAGCTTGTTTTAATCGATCAATTCTGCCTTGGAATGTTTCAGCGTTTGCAGCTGCTGCGCCACCATAAAGATTGGTCAATGCCTTTGTAGTTTCGGTAAAGTCCATTGCCTTTAAATCGGCTTGGCTCAAACCAATTCCCAATCTAGCAAGTCTTATATCTTGTCCTTCATAGGCTTTTAATAATGCCTCCACAACTGTGCCAAGCTCTTTTCCAGTTCCCTTTGATACATCAATTGCAAGATTGAGTAATTTTTGGGATTGGGTTGTATCTTTTGTGGATACGGATAATCTCTGGAATGATGCTCGTAACTCATTGTCGGTAATACCTGTGGCTAACTGGGTTTTTGTAATGTATTGTTCAGTTGCAATTATTTGGGCATTTGTAGCCCCTGTGGCGGTTTTAAGGGCAGCAGCCAACCTTAACTGCGCCTGTTCATCCTCGATGGCTGATTTGACCCCATCTACGGCTAATTTGACCCCATAGGCAGCAGCAGCAGCAGCAGCAACCGCAAAAGCAGCAGCAGCCTTTTTTCCAAATTCTGCAATCTTACTTGCATTACTTTCAACGGCTTTATCAGCTTCGCCAAGTTTTTTCTTAAGATCATCAACATCAGCAAGGATGGATAACTTAAGGGTACGACTACCGGTTGCCATCAGACCCACTCCTTAATAATGCGATCAAAACTCTTTTCCCACTTGTCAATTAATTCAGGCTGAATTCTGCGAAGGGTTGGATAAATGAACCATCCTCGAGATCCACGACCTTGCCGTCCCGAATAACTAGGGAACTGTTTAAATTTATTTGAACCAAACTCAACGCCACCCCATAGGGTTTGCGTAGTAGCACCACCTGAAAACTTTTGTCTTGCAAAGCCATAGCGGAACTCACCGATCTTGCTCGATTTAGAGATGCTAACGCCATCTGCGACTCTCTCCGCAACCTTGCCAGCCTTTGTTCGAGTTCTAGCTGCCGACTTAATTTCCTCTGATGCAAAATACGCCAAAGCAGCAGATTGAGTTCTTGCTTCCTCTGTTGCTTGGTCATCCATAAGTTTGAATGCTTTGTAAATATCACGCAAATCGTTTTTATTGTATGCAATGGTTTCTTTAGCCATTTCTCGCCTCCAATACTTCGATCGCTGTTAATATGTCATCCGCATCAACCCATTCACTCATTGGTATCTTTGTGGCGATTGCCAACTCAACCAATAATCTGTTTAGGCTTCCTGCTTTGTGGCTTTTGGGTTTGCATCACCAACAATGACATCCGCTACTGTTTCCATCCAAATATCCATTGGTTTGATGGGCTTATCTCCTGCAAGTTCACGCTTATGTGCATGATAAGCAAGAAACATAAGATCCCAAATACCCAACTTCTCGGATGCCTGACCAATAGTGTTTCCTGTCTGCTTTTCCCACTTCGCCCACTCAGGTGGTTGGGCAATGTAAGTTGCTTGCTCACCTGAGTTATATTCAATTGTAATTGGTAACTTCATTTGTTTGCTCCCGTTTTATTTTTTAACTAAAGGTTTCGGTTACTGCGCCCTTTGATACTGTGAAAGTAAAGGAAACAGTTTGTGCATCAATTCCTGATCCACCGGCAGTTGGAAACTCAGGCTTTACTGGAAACACAAATTGTGCTCCGGAAGCAGCTGTAAGTGTCATGCTGATGTCTGTATCTGGTGCACTTTCAGCAGCAGTCCATAGAGCCTCACAAACTGAGTTTGCCTTGCCCCAATCTGCCAACATGTCCAATTGGAATGTTCCTGAAATGTTTGTGGTCTTGTAAGCCTCGCCCTCCATGGTCTGATAAACCTGACGCTCATTGACCTTGGTTAAAACTGCATTTGTCGCTTGTGCTTGAATATCTGTTCCACCTGTGAAAGATAAACCAACATCACGACCGGTAATTACGACTGTTGCCATGATTTCTCCTTATATTGTTTGCGTGTAGTAGGTAGATACTCGAACATCTGCGATTAGCAGCGTTGATGCACCAACTTGAGTAACTGTCGGTCTTTCAACCGAGCTGACAATGTATCCAACTGGAATAACTGCCAGAACACTTATGATTAATTGCTCGATATTGTCGAGCGATGCTGGATTGCTGTTATAGGCAACCGCAACTGAAATAGTAAAATTGATTTTGGCTCTTACATTGGTTTTGCTAATTGTTTCAAATTCTAAGTAGGGTGAATCAGGCACAACCACCACAGCTGG